CCCAACTATCCAAAATGACTAAAGTTACTTCAAATATAAAGGTTTTAATGGACATCCTAAAAACATCCATTTCTCCTCTACTATCTAAAGCGCAATCTAAAGACCAAACTATATATAACAAATGTATAGCAGTAGTCTCTAAATGCTTGACTCGCGACATTAAGGAACACGGACTGGACGAAATGTTAAAAAGACATAAAGTAAAGAGGAATTTAATTACTCGATACTTATCTGGAGATCCTATATTAGTATTGAAAGGTTCCTTTATAGGCATAGACTCCCAAGGTTTCCCAAGGGAATACAAATGCTTTAAAGACCTGGATTTCACATGTAGGAACCACCTAAGATTCATGATGACATTGCTTTATATAACCCGATCAATAAAGGGTGATATAAACAAGAGGTCAAAACTCAGCCACATCACTGATCCCTCTAATCAGAGGGCAGGATGTGTGCAAGCTCACGAAATCAATGTGGCTCTAGCACGTCTAGTTCCAAGAACTTTAAGACGAGAACTTACTACTAATGCTCAAGAATTTCATTTGAGTAATAAAACATCGCCGAACGGAGACCATGCTTTAGTTGGTGCCTTTGGACAAGCCATGCATATATTAGAGAATAAACCTGATCTAAAGGCTTCGATTGAAGCCCTCTCAGGCGAATTTCTAATAGAAAACATAAATAAGCACGAAGGGATCGACCCGGATGGTATCAAAGATATCATCTCGAGAGGACCTGATGTACTTAGGCGAATCGCAAAGATTCCAGATAAAGAAGGTAAAGTTCGGGAAATAGCAATACTTGATTACTGGTCTCAAGGAGCGTTAAAACCGCTTCATGATAGTCTGATGGGTATCCTTAGAAGGATACCAACAGATATGACTTATAATCAGGCTGCTATTCCCGTTTCATCCATTGAAGGTGTAGTCTACTCTTACGATCTTACGAAAGCGACTGATAGGTTTCCAGTTGTTTTTCAACAGGAAGTCTTAGGCCGTTTAATCGGAGAAACTAAGTCCAAAGCATGGTCAGATATCCTAACACAACATGAGTTTTATCTCCGTAAGGATGGCAGCGGTGATACTTATAAGTATAACTGCGGTCAACCTATGGGAGCATATTCCTCGTGGGCTGTTTTCACATTATGTCATCACCTAGTTGTACAGGTAGCACATATAAGGGCTTTCCCAGCACTCGCTGAAAGAAAGCTCTTCTGTAACTATCGTATACTAGGCGACGATGTGATAATATGGAACGAATCCGTTGCTAAGGAGTATAAGACCATTATAAATGATCTAGGCGTAGAGGTATCCTCAGAAAAATCACATGTGTCGCTGAAACTGTTCGAACTAGCTAAACGCTGGTTCATAAAGTACAACGTCCGCACAGATGGATTCGAAGAAATATCTCCGTTTCCTCTAAGTGCTCTTAACGAGCACATTAGGGAACCTGCCTATGTAGCATCTATAATGGCGACTGCATCCCAACATGGTTGGGAAGACGTATATGACAAGCTCAAAGAACCCGACACAATTATTTCTATTTATCGAAAATTCATGAATCATGCTCCTGATAAGGAGTATCTCAAGGATTTTAGGTACAGTACATTAGGTGTTAACCAAATTCAGGGGGTGACGACACTCGCAAGCGAGTTCGCACTTCTGAACCCTTATAAAGGCTATGGCGAAAGCCGTTTCTTATCAATGATAAGAGAAGCTTATGCCATGGCTCTTATAAAGATGTATAAGACTAGAATTGATTATTACTGCCAGAACTCGTGGGACGTACTAGATGATCTGTACGACCAACTTGAGGAGGCATTGGATAATCAAGAGCAACCTGTGCAGTTCCCGGTGGATGAGATTATTAAATCATTCCCCGCTCTTACTGCATGGGACACTCTAATTGAAAAGAACACTGAGGCAGTTGAAAAACTGTCTCACGCTGTTAACAACGCAGATACCATACCTTGGAATTCCAAGGAGGGTATTCTAGGTCTAATATCAGACAACGCTTTTGTTGATCTAATGTTAGAACCCAGATCTCAAGAGATAAATACTCTTGATAGGCGTAGTGTCAAGCTTGCATTACAAGTAAGGCTAGTTAGGGCAATTAGAAAGGAGTTAACAACTCCTGTGCATCAGAGAATTAAAACCCTGATGTCTTATTTATTCTAATTGCGGTTCAGGCCTTAAATGGTCAGCTAACCTAACCAAGTTCAAGTTGAAGAGCCATGATAGCAAG